TTAACTCATATTGAACCTCTACTTCAAGTTCTGTTCCAGCTTCTGTTTGCGGATGATCAAAAACTCCTGTCGTAACTTCACCAGCTAATACAGAATATTGATATGTACCCGTCAAAACATTTGGAATATTAGCTACACCGTTTATATCAGTTGTTCCTTCGTAAACTAAAGATTCGTCTTTAGTATTCGTAATTCGTACTATTATATTTTCAGGAGGCAAAATTCCACCAGTAGAAATTGTAAATTTTACCGGATAGCTTTTTGCTTCTAAAGTAAATTCTAATTTCGTTTCTTGTCCTGTTGGCGTTAGCGATCCTGTAAGATCGTTGTAATATTGTTTTCGGATTGTATAATTCATTGACACAGGAGACAAATAAATATAAGCAATACCTGCATTATTCGTCTCTTGTATTTGATCAACTGACATTCCTGTAAATGTAACTTGTGCCCCTTCTAAATCACCATAAAGGTTACTTGAAACGTGAACGGGAATTCTTTTAGAACATGTGTATGTCAAATCTATATTCTGAGAAAAACCATTAGAATAATCTAAGGTAAAAGTATCTCCATCTCCTTCGTAGAAAGTAACTGGTTGAATTTCAAATCGTTCAGGTAATCCGGCATAAACATTTTTCGTTACTCGTCCATTTGAATTTGTAGTCAAATTAGCTCCTGAAGAAGTATCGTTCTCGTCATAAAATGGTGATAAAACTAAACCTGCCTTTACGGGATTAGCTGCCGAAGAAATTAACGGGAGAATTTCTTTAATGGTTGCAGTTACAGAAATCGTTTTTCTTACTGCAACCATTTCAACAGGATTATCTAAAGGTAGATAAATATCTTTTGTCCTTGTATCATAATTATTATTAGTACCACCAATAGTAATTCTATATTGTCCAGGCGGAATATTAAATTGTCCGTTTCCTGATGAATTAAAATCTCCGTTATCATCTGTTGTACCTGTAAAAGTATATTGTTGAGAAGTTGTTCCTCCCCATAAACTAGTTACACTTACAAGACAATTGTTCGCAGAATGTTCATAAGGAATAGTCGTTAAAACAGATAATTCAAAATTAATTTGACTATACTGAAAAACCAAATCCAAATAATTATTCTGCAAAGGTGGTGTAAATCGACTATTTAATGCTATATGATCTGCTACTTTTGCAGAATAACTCATTGTTATGGGAGAAATATATATACTAGCAATTCCGTTCTCATTTGTGGTAACAGTTTGATCTAAACTCATTCCTGCTACTGAAATTTCTGCATCAGAAAGCGGTCTTAAAGTATTTGCTTGTTTCGCTCTTAACTCAAGTTGTTTTGATGCAATAATTCCCATTTCAACAGTAGGATTGTTTATAAAATCCCAGGTTGAAATAAATAATCCATCGTTTTCGTAAAATCCTGATTCAGCTACCGTCAATTCGTATTGAACTCCTGGCATTACAACGACATTAATTATTCCATTTGAATTTGTTGTATATTGTTTAACTGTATTATCGCGAGTACTCTTGACGTTAATCTTTAAACCTTCCTTTACAGGCAAGTAATTAATTGATCTCTTTTGATCAACTTGAATACTAGCTGTTATTTGATTGTCACCTGTAGTAACTGTTACATCAATTGCTGCACTTCTCGGTGTCACATCTCTTGTTTCAGGATTTACTTCTACAGTTGCTTGTGAGCCGTCAAGTGTAATGAATGTCTCAGCCGGAACGGTATTGTAATTTAATCTAGCTCCTCCATAAATAAAATCGTATGGCTCATCTACTCCACCTTCTTTTAATCTTCGAAAAGTTCTAACATAATCATTTAAATCAAATTCAGCACCTGAATTAGGAATTATAAGGTTTGTAGGAACATTTGCTATATAAATATATTCGTCTGTACCGGCGACTTCAATTGTATTAGAACCTGATGACCTTACTGTAGTCGCATCACCACTTAAATTAGGAATATTTTCTGTAACGAGAACGCTGTTAGTGATCTCCTTTCTTTTCATAATAAAAGGAACTTCTTGATCTTTTAATTTCTCAAGAGTAATATTACTTGTTACAGGAAGATAGAAATTATGTGTTGCTCTCCAAGAATAATTACCTACCTCTGCTGCCAAATCGAGAACACCGATAGCATTAGTCGTACCACTATCTACAATTAAACCAGTTCCAACATTCGTCAACTCAATCAAAACATCTTTAATCGGATTACCTGTTAGCTCATCTGTTGCTGTATATGTAATTACAGTATCTCTCAGTTCAATATAGACTGTTAATACGACATCCTGATCTTTGATTTCAACTTCACCTGTATATTTTTTATAATTTCTCGCATTAATAATAAATGTATATGTCCCGTTTCCTAATGTAATGTTGGCTACACCATTCACATTCGTAACCGTAGTTATATCTTCACAAACAACTTCTGCACCTTGAATATAGTTACCATTTTCAATGTCTCTGACAATCAATCTGAATGTATAAAATGCTTTTTCCAAAGAAATTATCTTCGAAATCGGTGCATCTTCGACAACGAGAAAATCTGAATAAGACATGTATCCGCTCTTAAATACAGTATATTCAAACGTTCCATTTGGTAAACTAATAATAGCAACACCTTGATCGTCAGCAAGATAAGTACTATCGTTTATCTTAATTGTTGCACCGGATATAGGTCTTCCATATTCAGCATCAAGAATTGTAAATTTCACCTCATAAGGAATAGCAACCATTTCTATAACAACACAATTAGGATCTTCACCTTGAACAACGATATTTTTTTTGTATTGTTGATATCCCTCTTTATCGACTTTTACTTCGTACTCACCAACTTGAAGACCTAATTCAGCTTGTCCTTCTATATCTGTCAATTTACTTTGATCGATAACCTGAATATTTGCTTCAGGAACATATACACTACGCTCTCTATCGACTACAGCAAAGTAAACCGGTAAAGTCTCTAAAAACATTCTTTCTATAATCTCAACCGGTTGATTCTCGATAGTGAGAATACTTTCTATCGTCTTAAATCCAGCTTTAGAAATTGTATATGTATAAGTTCCTGGCTCTAATTGAATTGAAGCTTGACCTTCGTTATTCGTAAGTAAATTAGATGTACTAATTTGAATAGACGCTTCGGCTAAAGGAGCATTACCTTCGTAAACTGTAAATGATACCAAATACGGAGTTGCTGTAAAATCGTTTATAGTAATATAAATCGGTCCATTCAAAACAACAAATTCTCCTGTTTTTTGATCCCAATTTGCTTTATTTAAAGTATATTGATATTCACCATTTTCCAATAACACATTTGCTGTTCCGTTAGCATCTGTAGCAATAACTTTATTACCGATTGTAATATATGCATTTGGAACAGGAGTGTTCTTTGTATTTGTTACTGTAAATGATACAAGATATTTCTGCGACGCAATTGTTGTTTGAGAACCTTTATAAATATCAGATTCTCCTGCTGGATAAAAAATGTTAGATAGATTTGATCCTGAATCATAAAGAATATTTCCTTCAAGATCTCTCATTCTAAATCCTTTGATTCTTGGTAACATATTCAAAGGAACTTCTTCATCGTAATATGGGAAAAAATATTCATCAGGAACATACTTCACACCTTCTGAACTTTTAACTACTTGCAACAAATCGTCCCACTGAACAGTTTTTCCTGCATCCCAAAAACGGAAATCGAGATATTTAGTCATTGCAATTTGAATATTCTTTCTTACTGTTGCAATATCTGTATCAGAAGAAAGTTCAACTCTAAAATCAACACCGTTATCTCCACCTACAAACATCCATTTGGCGTTCTCTAATACTACACCAACTGCTTCACCTTGTAAATTTAATTCGGTTAATCCAAAATAAGGAGTTGCCTTTTGTAATAATGTTTCTAATTCATCATCGGTAAAAAAAGATCCGTTTTGAGTAACAAGATAGATGTGTGTTTTACCATCTTCTCCTAAACCGACATTCATCACCTTCAATATTCTTGGGTCTAAATCTTGAAAAATCTGAGTCCAAGATTCCATTGTCTCTTCAGACAATTTATTATTATAATTAATGATTCGATTTCTAAATGTTACATCGTCTTCGTAATCACGACCACCAATCGCAGCGTATTCGTTGGTACATTCGATATGAGTCAATGGACGAGGACTGACTTGTACGATACTATTTGCCTCTACATTTGTTGCTGAGCCTGTTATAGTACTTCTTACACTAACGTAACCGTATCCTGAATTATCAACAGTATAAGGTTTATCTACAACAAAACGTATACCATTTTTTGCTAAAAAAGTTGTTCCAACTTCATATTGAGTTCCAGGTTCAGCAGAAACTCTAACATAAGTAGATGATCCTAACGCCTGCTTTCTAGGACTTACTCCATACAATGCAGCGGCTTTATCTAAATATTCCCCTGTTGCTGAAGTAGGAAATATCTGTGCTTCTACAATCGCAATATCTTTAATAGCTTTCTGAGCTACTTTAGCTGTACCAAAAGCCATTGCATTTAAAACCGACCCATCTGCAATATTAGAGACTTTATCAGTTTTATTTAAAAACATTTCAACCCACAAATTTTTTAGGTTCGAAATTGTATTATTTACTTTTGTAATCATACTTATATTGGAACGTTAATTAAAAAATCTTCTTTCGTTACTGTTACAGCTCGTACTTTCATAAAGAGACTATCTTCTTTCTTTTCTAAGCTCAATAGTTCTGCACTAGCCCATCGATTATCTCTTTGAAACATATTCATTAATGCTTTAAATATAATAGGATATTGAATTGCATTTACTGTTGTTCCAATGAAATCAGACGGTAAACCGTAATCTTTAAATTCCGGAATACATCCTCTTATAGACTCAAGAATTATCTTTAATGCTTGATCCATAGACGGATGATATTTCACAACGGAAAGATCGTTATTTTTAAATTTAAATGAAATATCTAGGTCCTTACCAAGGATGTTTTGATCGACTAAAGTGTCAACCACATTATCTACATAATTAACTCCTACGTTCTTTAAATTAATAGCAAATGTGTTGCTACCTTGGTTCACTACATAATCTTCTTCGATAATATACTGAGGAGTAACTATATCTGTCCAATCGTCTTCAGGTGAAGAAAGTTCTAATTGATTTGCAACAGTTTCAAATGTCTCTCCTGTTCTCAATTGTCTTTCCATCTGTAAAGAATTCGTTCTTCCTATAGATGCACTTCTTAGCCATCTGTCAGAATTCTTTATAGTCATAAGTTTCGTTTCTATCTCAGTAAAGTTATCAAGAATATCCCACATTGAAATGTCGTTTAAAGTGTTTTCATGCAATCTAAACAACGGTTCTATAGTATTTATCTGAGCAATCATTTTATCTAATTGATAAAACGAATCTGCATCGATTTCTCCTCCTTGATAATAATCGACTATATAAGGATAATTATTATTACAGAAATCCACATACGACTGGAAAAACGCCTTTATGTCGTAACCTGTCACTGTTTTAAATTTTTCAAACATATCTTCCATAATCACAATAATCCTGCAATTGTTGCAGCAAGATCATTTACTCCCTTTTGGATTGCACCTGCTGCAAGTATTTTTGTCAACGAAGTTTTTGTTTTACCTGATTTAACAGACTCTAATGGAGCAATTGCCGTCATACTCAAATTATACTCCCATATCATATTTCTCTGTAAATTTTGACTTAAATTTAAGCCCGCTGGAGGAACTACAACTAAATAACTCTCTCCTAATGCCATGTTGTAAAAAAATAATTTAAACGGCAATCCTGATTTATCAACTCCATTGCTTTTAGAAATAATTGCCTGCATCATCTTAACGCAACCAAAACCTGTTTTTATTCCAGGATCAAATTCCGGAGCCTTTAATCCACTTGTACCTTTGCCCGTAATATCTGTTAAAGAGTATTTTCCTGCAGCTAAACTAAATGCAGAACCCAATAAACTACTTGAACCACCTGACACAGAAAGCAATATCTTAAAAGTTCGTCCAAAATCACCTCGTATATTAATTTCTTGGGGAACAAATGTAGGAGAACTCAATACTGTAATACCTCCTGCAGTATTTCTAACAGTCTCTCTCTTAGCATCTGTTTTAGATATACTATTTGGATTGATAGGAAATGTGAAAAAATCTATCGTATTGTTCTCTGAATCAGCAAGTTCGAGTGCACATAGATAAACTTCAAAATCATTGGGAAATGCGGCAGCAAGGCCCGCTTTTCCAATCGTTCCTATCATTTCAGTTGCCTTACTAATTACTGCACTTGATGTTTGTCCCATAATTTAATTCTTCTTAATTGCGTAAAGATACAAATTTATTTCTTAATCAGAAAAAACTACCTTGCTTTTTATCTGATCAAAATTCAATGGAGATATCCCTGTAACAGAACTCATTCCTGCTGATAAACCAGCTTTACCACCATCTGTACCTGGAACTGCTGCGGCTGCTGCAGTCGACCAAGCGTTTTTTAAAGTTGTTATTTGATTTTCAACATTATTCAGTAAACTTATTAATGTATTCGCCAAAGTAAGTGGTTCAGATGCATTATTAATGTTCACCTTACTTCCTGTTAATATTTTTATCAAATTTTGCGCCAATTGAATTTGCTCTTTACCTTCATCAAAACTAATTGTAACATTTTGGTCCGACATCTGTAAAGATTCTCGATTATCGTGAAATCCAAATGCAATTTTTTCATCGTCTATAACAACCAACGTTTCCTTCTCATTAGATTCTTTCGTTTTTCGTCTATACTCAAGTTTATCTAAATCAAGCGTAATTTTACGAGATTCTTTATTAGGTTCTTTAGCTTCAACTTCTGTATTAATGATTTCGGCTTCAATCTTCTTATATCCTGTTACCTTTACTTTTTCATCTGCAACAACATTAATTTCACCTGAAGTTTGCACATTAATCTTATTCTCAGTATTCCCAACCATTCGAATGTTTAAATCTGCTTTCTCTTCTGAAAAAACATTGACATTCATTTGCTTATTTTTAGGATCCATACAAATCATCATTGTAGTTCCTTTGACAGTTCGTCTAAAACGAATAATGTCTTCTGACCAGGCTTGAGTTTCATCATTTCCTTGTATTGTTCCAATAATAACAGGTTGATTTCTAAACACTCCTGAAGCAATGATTACTTGTGTACCTTTCTTTCCCACTTCTTCAGGAAATGAAATATTCTGAATAGCTTCGTTCGTAATATAAACATCTGTCTTAAACAATCCGCCCTCAATAAGTACACATACACGATTCATTCGAAAACAATTCTGAATATAAGATTCTCTATCTACATTTCTAGGAATCATTATATATCCATTCGTTATTGGTGGTAATTCATTTTTCTGAATTCTAGGTGAACCTCCTGCCATAATTATAATCCTCCAAACATTTTACGATTTAAAAAATATTCAAATTGATTTTTATCTACTACAGGACTAGATGCTGTAGTTAATTTACCTTGTTGTGCTTCTTCTGCAGCTTTTCTTAATGTATCTAAATTCACAATTTTAAAATAAGATGGTTTCCCTTGAACTGTTGGGAATGTATTATCTAAACGTTTAATACTATTAGTTGCAGTACCTTCAAGAATTGGCACATACATACCTCTTTCAACTTGTAAAGTTGTTCTTCTGTCAATTCCATTCTCTGTATAAACGATTGAATTCGAAACATTTAAAACGTAAAAAAATTCATCTGTCGCTTGATTCAATATAAATGTACCCACCTTAATTCTTCTATCTCCATTTAATTCGATTGTTCCCATTCGAGTAAATGGTAAATAAGCATTACTTTCTACAACATAAATCAAATCATTTAACAAAGCAGCCTGCATTGTACTGAAATCTTCTTCCTTCTGAGCTCCTTTGATTGTTCTTAATGTAGCATAAATATCGTTGACTTCTAGTTTTCTATTTCCCCACAATTCAACATATTCATTTAAATAAACAATAGGGACAAATGCTAATCCTGTTTGTTCTTTATCTCCTAATAAACTATTATTTTGAATATGAATTTGAAACCAAGTATAAATTCTTGAATCGTAACTCAAATTATAAGAAAGTACGTTATCCGGCGTTATCGTTATATATTCCTTATTTGAAAAAGCTGACATTATTGCTTTCTCATTAAAAGGAGGTTGTCGAATCACTATATCAATAGTATTAATATAAGTGTCCATAAAAAATTCTACAAATGGATATTGACAAACTCTATTCATATATTCCATTAGTGTTCCATTAGGATTACCAATAGAAGAATCTACCAAAACTCTTGTTTGAATTTCGGAATCAACAAAGCATTTGACGATTTGCCAAATACCATTTACTGACATAGAATTTTGTCCTTCAACCGAATAACCTGTTGTTCGTTTATCACTCCAAGATGTAAAAAGACTATTCTTACAAACACCAATGTTTGACATTATATTTATAATAAACCAAACGACTTCATTTATTCTTTTATATTTATAACTCCACAAATAATCATAACTCCCTGTTATAACATTTCGTTGATACCACGAATCTTGCGGACGTCCAAGATAAACCCAGTGTTCGTCACCCTCATCATTCTCTATGTCTAACAATGGAATAAAATAACTACCATCTTCTTCAAATAATTTTGAAATATCTCGACCATGAAGAATTGTTGCTTTTGAATTATCTTCTGCAGAATAAACTTCATTACAACCATCAATAAAGCCAATCATATCCCAAACATTATACTCAGTTCCTGTATTAGCTAGTTTATTAGAATCTACTTTAATATTTTCTACATCGATAGAATCTCTTTCTTTTTCTAACTTTAATCGTTCATAACGAATAAAAACGATATCATTAACAGTCACTACTTTTTCTAGGAAAGATCTGACCGAATAACCTTGCGGTGTAACTGTATTAAAAATATCCCAATAACTATCACCAAATCCATTTTTATTCTCATCACTTCTAAACGGCACAACTGTTATCGAGAAATTTCCACTCTGCAGAGTCTTATCAGTCGTACAATTCATTACATATTGACTAATATCGTATATAGTATCAGTTGATTTACAATAAATCCATATACGAACGTTCATCGGCTGCATTAACGTGCTCAATCCTGCAGATTCATCTAATCCTACAACATTATCAGGAACATAATCAGGATCAAGAATTAATTTTCTAAGATTTTCACTCCAATAAGACAAAAAATCTCCTTGAATTAAAAAAGACTTACTGTTAGAAACATCTTCAATCTGTAATGGAGATTTTGGAATAGGGAATTCTACTTGCGTACCTACCTTAATATAAGGTAAATTTTTGGCATTATATTCATCTTCGTACTTCTTCTTTTCTAAATCATCATATTGAGCCCATATTGCGTTCAAATTCGTAACACCATTTGCATCAGAAGCAACATCCATAAACTCAGCAACAGACATTTTCTCCATATCTTTAGGTAATTTCTGTTGCCATAGACCAATTGCACCTTCAGGAGATATCTCTTCGTAAATAGTTAATACGTAATTTTTTAATTTTTGTTTTATCATCTTTTATCCTCCTGTAAACTAAAAAATCTATTCATAAGTTTAGTCCAACTTGCCATCTGCATTAAAAGTAACATAGAAGATTTTTTACCACCTGTATCAATATCGGTCTTACCGCTTACTACATCTGCTAAATTTTTCAACTGACCTGTTTGAGCATCAAGATAATTCTTCCAATCTTCACCTAATTTTCCATCAATACTATTTACACCATCTCTAATTGCTTGAAGTACTTCTAACATACTTTCTGCACCTTGACCTATCTGTCTATTAGTATCAGATGCAGTCATTCTCGCACCAGCACCGACAGTTCTCGCAGCTTCTTCAGGTTCATAACCTTCTCTAGGTTGCTCTCGAATTCTTTTGAATGATTCGTCTACCTTATCATAAATTCGATTTATAATAGTAGTAGGATCACCTTCTGCAAATTGAGATCGAATATCGTTCCAACTTAAATTAGGAAATACGCCTTTTAAAATATTTATAAATTGTTCGTTATTTTGAGACAATCCTTGTAATTGTAAGAGAAAATCTCTCATAAATTCAGGATCAGCGTTACCACTACGCACAGCTTCAAGTCTTTCCATTGCTTCTGAATACGTACGTACATTAGGATCTGTACTCGTTAATGTTCTAAGTAATAACGCTTGTGTTATTTCATCTTGAGAAATTCCTCCTCCTGAAAATGCTGTTTGAACCCTTTCTAATTGTCTTCCTTGTAATCCAGTTGCAGTTCTAATACCATTCATTACAGCGAGAATTCGACCAGCATCAAATTCACCAGCTTTTGATAGAATTTCATCTGCTCTCTTATTAAACGTTTCGAGAGACTCTTCCATTGTAGATGCTATCTCGCTAAATGGAAGACTTAATTCTTTCATTCCTCTCTCAAATTCTCTTATAATTGCAGAGCCTCCATAAGAAGTATTTTCGTCACTAAATCTTAATGAACCTTGTAATCTGTTAATTGCACTAGGACTGATTCCGTATAATCGTTCTGCAGCCATTAAAGATTGAGCTTCTCGTCTCGCTGTAGGATCTTCTTCTGTCGCTCCAGGAGCACGACCTCCTGCAGCTCTTGTTAATTCAGTTCTACGTTGAATGTAAGTTCCTATATCAATTCCCAAAGCATTTGCTGCATAAGAACCTTCTCTTGAAGCTATTCCTAGAACATCGCTTGTTCTACCTCCAAAAGTTTGAGCATAAGGAGCAAATTTGGTTTCTGCTTCCATATACTTTTGAACAGTTGCAATCATTCTATCTACAGCAATATTAGCAGGCATTTCAATACTTCGTGCAATTATATCACCAACAATAGGAATCCAACGATACATATCCGCTTCGTTTGCTGCTTGTACTCGTCTATAACTTGCACCAGTTTCAACTGTACCTTGATATTCAGCTCTTAAAGCCGCTTCTTGATTTCTAAAATATCTATCTGTTAAAGTATTCTTAATATTATTTAAAACAGCAGCTCCTCCTAAAAACTTCAAAAAAGATCCCATGCCGCTACCCATCATAGCCATGATACCCGCATCGCTACCTGAACTTGACGTTGGTTGTGTAGGAGGGACGATAGTTGGTCCTCCGCCTTGATTTCCTCCACCACCTCTTCTTACTTCAACTACTGCTGTTTCAATCTGATCTACATTATCTTCAATCAAAGAAATTGAATTAGTTAGAGCTTCGAGATAACGTGTTATAGCTGATTGAGATGCATTTGGAGCTGAATTTTCTTTCTCAATCGATTTTAAAAGTTCTCCAATATTTTGAATACCCTTTTCAAATGCCGATTCTAACGAACTAATAGCCTTTAATATGTTTTCATCAGAAAAGACTTCTTGTTTTTGTTGCTCTACAACCCTTTCTTCTCTAACTTCACGTCTTTGCGGTTGTTGAATATCCTCTTGACGTATTTCTCGTCTTTCACTTATAAAATCAGGCTTCGCTTCAACTGGATCTTTTTCTTTTAAAGGAGCTGTATTTTCGTTGATATTAATTACATTGCGTTCAATGTTCTTAACGTTTTCTGTAATATCTTCGCGATTATTTTCATATCTTCTAGAGTTGTCGACTGTTTCTTCGCGATTATCTTCAATTGTCTTTGTATTATCTACTTTCGTTACAGAATTATCAATATTCTCAACGTGACGATTAATCTCACGAAGCGTTTCGTTTGTTGTTTCGCGAACAGTTTCTTTTTTTGGTTTAGCTCTCCATTCTAAAGCATTTGTTTCTTCATCATATTCAGGAGTAACACCTTCAAATAAATCTTCTTGAACTACCTTTTTCTTAGGCTTTTTCTTCTTTTTAGGTTTTGGATCTTCTATTTCCTCAGAAGGAAGTTGTTCAATCTCTTTTGTATCTTCCGGTTCTGTAGGTTGTTTTGTCAAATCCCATGTAATAGAATTTGTTTCCTGATCATAAACAAAATTTTGTTGCGTTTCACGAATCTGTCTAGTAGGAGTCGGAGTAGGTGTTGCAATTGCTGCAGCCTGTCTCTTTAGATCAATCAACAATCTCTCAAGTTCGTTCCGATCTTCCATCAACGACAATTGTTCACGAAGTTGTTGTATATTACGTTCAGTCATCTGTTGATTAGATGAACTTACTTGATCTATATCTCTATATAAAGAAACTGCCTCTTCTCTTAATTGTCTAAGAGGAGTTAAATCAGCACTTATCCTAACTCTTTTATCCTCAGCCATGATTCTTTTCTTTTTCTATTTCTTCTAATTTAGCCATCATCTCTGCTTCTGCTCGGAATGAAGCTATGTCATATTCTTCAATTTCAATGGAATTACTTCGTTTTATCCATTCTCCAATATTAGGAATATAAGGATCATTTTCTTTTTCTGTTTTTTCAGTTAAAACTTGATTAAACATCATATCCTCTTCAAATTCCATCATCTGATGAATAAAAGAACATCCCCTATGCTCAGGTGACAAAAAAGCTACTCCATGTTTCTTTCTCCACCAACGATCATAGGGGAATTTATTATTCCATTGAATCATAAAAGTACGTAAATCATCAATGGTCATATCAGCCTTATTTATTTCGTTCTATTCAATCGGTCGACTAAGTATACGTTTAGTCTCCAAAAGAAACGGAATGATTTCTTTGTCGTAAATTTCGCGAATTTCAGTGTAATCAGCAAGACCTAAGTCTCTAAAACTTTTTACTTTCATATCCTTCACTAAATCCGGCATCATAACTGTTATTGTTGCTTCGATATCAATCATATCAAGTGCATTCTGAGCTGCAACAGAACGATTGCCAAGCATCATGTTATAAAAACCTTTTCCTAAACTTTGTTTTAAGGCCTCAATATCATAATATTGACCTACATTAGGGAAGGAAATTCTGTATTCTCTCCCTTTTACTACTACGATTTTATCTTCCATTTATTTCAGAAATCAATTGTTTGTGTAAATATCTAACTTTCTTTTAGATTAACAACCATATCAATACTTAAATCTTCTTTGATAACTTTTAACAATTCTTCCCATCCGTCAGGTAGAGAATCTCTTTTTGTATTATTTTCCTTTGCCCACATAGGCTGAAGATTTCGATAATTGAAGCAGATACGTTGGTTCTCAGGAATAGATAGATCGAATTTTGCACACGGTATAATATGATCGATATGCCATTTACCACAATTATCCCACGTCATTCTGGGTTCAAATTGCATCTCGAGATGAGCTTTCAGCTCATCGATCGAGCAACCAAGAAGATCGAGAGTGTGATCCGATTTCTGATTGTTTTTAAGTGCACTCCAAAGTCTTGTTCGTAATAATTTACCTATTCTGTAATTTTTATCTAATTTATATTTTTTATTTTGATATTCGTTAAATCTTCCGTTTAATATCCTTTTCATATAAATATATTTACGAACTTTCTTACCTTTCTCTGATTGTTCATATTTTTCATTGCCTCTTTTAAGAGCTTTTTTACCCTTTTCCGATTGAATATATCTCAATCGCACTTCCTTATAAACATTTGATTTTCGGCGTTCGAGTTCATGTCGAATCCCTTGTTCTGATCTTCGGTATTTCTTCGTAGCTCTTTTATAAATCTCTTTTCCGTGTTCTGTTTTTTGAAGTTTTTGAGTAGAACGTCTTTGACATTCTTTACCCTTTTCTGTTTGATAATATTTTCGTCTTGCTTCTGATGCAACCTCCTTTCCTCTAGGAGATTTTCTATACTCAGCTACACAATCTTTACATCGTGTATTTAACCCATCGGATTTCGATTTATCCTTTTGAAAATGATCAATGGGAAGTTCCTTCTTGCATTTTGAACAAATCTTCGTTCCTTTTTCAAAATTTGCTTTCATAATTTTTACAGATATATTATAACTATTGATTCCTATTTCTGATATAAAAAATTATGGCAATAAAATTGCCATAATTTATTGATTGTTAAAGTTCTAACGTTGAAATCGGATTTAGGTACAGACCTGTTATCGAATAACCTGCAATGCCACCTTCAGCCAAACTAAAGGCTTGATTGTTTACGAAACAAGGATTCAACAAACAAATTGTTTGTCCGGTCGGATCTACCTGAGTCACCATTTTTGTATTCGAATCTTGACTTTGAATCGTCTTAGAATAAATCGCAAGAGCAAAACCAAGTTCACCAAGAACAAGTGTATCTACAATAGCTTTCACTGAACCAAGTCTATGCATCATTCCTTCCATAACAGGTTGTTTGAAATCGATAAAGAATTGATCTACAGTAAAAGTACATTGATACCCAACAGGAGGCACTTCTTGTAACAGAAGATTACCTAATCCTTGTACATTTGCTCGATTCACATTTTCTGCAAACTGCAGGTTACGAACGTAACCTGCAACTTTGTTATCTATTTTTATATACGCTCTAGGCGCTGTAAATACTGCCATAATTATAATCTGTTACAATTATCCACGAATTAAATAACCGGTAAAGAACAATTTCGTAATTTCATTGTTTACTACAATCTTATAAGTTGTAAAGTAAGCATCGTCTTTACGAGTTGTTACTACATCTCGGAATGATAATAACAAATTGTCTTGTTCAGTTGTCGCGGTTCTAGACTGAAGATATGCTACCGTCCAATCTTTAACTGCACCAGCAGATAGAGAATTTGCATTAACACCATTTTCTTGACCCAGCAAATCAATAGAAGCATTGACAATCAATTCTTTATTGATTTGAGCCACAACACGCATAAATTGAATTGAGTAAGATTGTCCTTTTGCATTGAACAAATTAGCATTATCTTGTAATGTATTTACTCCTTGCAAAACTTCAAATTTACCCGAATAATCATTTAACACGGTTACAAGAATACCATATTTCAAAGCCTTTTTCTTTTCAGACTCAGTTAATATGTGTTTAACCCGATCTACACCGATAGATTTAAATGTTACCGGTATATAAGGAGCTTTTCCTGAAACACGACCAACGATTGCACATGTATTATATAACGCAGGCCACCAACGAATCTTTTGAGCATCAAATGCCGATACTAAACCAATACCACCATGAACCAACTGAACATAACAGCTATTGAATGCTTGTGCAAAAGTAATCTCTTTAGAAAAATCTGCTGAACCATCATAACCTGCTACATATAAGAAATGAGGGAATTTAGCGTCTTGAGTGATGTGTTTGATAACAGCTTTTGTTGTAGTTGAATTTGCATTAGCACCAACCTGATCGGTCATGATAATGCTATAATCCAAACCAATAATCTGATCTAACACAGCACTCAAATCATCTGCATCAAAAGATTCTGTACCACCTGATGCTAAAATATACGGTTTATCATCTAAAGCAGTTGTAATGTCTTGTTGAGTGACTTCTCCAGTACCTTCCATCCTTGAAGTCGAATCTAAAACAAATAACAATCCAAAATTTGAATCATTGTTAGCCCAATCGATCAATTCTTGAATGTTATTGAATTCAGGTGATTCCAATACCAATTCAGGATCAGCATTATTCTGAGTAATATCGCCGTAAGGTAATCCGTCAGTATAAGTACCAGTATAAGTACCGCGCCAAAATTGCATAATCCATTTTGTAGAATCTTCTACTCCTGCAACAAATGCAGCTCCATAACCGGTAGTTAATAACTTTTCATCAATCAATGTACCATTTGCAATCAAACCTTCATCAAGAGTCTTGATAACAAATTTACCACCTGATTGCGTGTTAAAAGCAATTGTTGCTCCTGTTGTTGTTGCAGCACGAACAAATTGAAGTTGTGATACTCCAACTGCATCAGGATTACTTGGATCAGGTGCAAATAATGCTTCTGCAACTCTCCACCACAAACCGCCTTTCATAAAACCACGAAAATCGGAAATTGTATCGAATGTATAGATAGCATTCTGACCGCTCGTATTTTCACCATTGATACCAGCACCACCACCAAAACCTGCAGAATAAGTACCTGTATCAATTACAAGAACCTTTCCATAATCAAGTTGGCGAGCTGGACCAGTCTCTCCACTTACAATAGTACTATATGCACCTGGAAGAGATATCTGTTTGTTGTTCCAATAAAAAGTTGATGCCATTTTATTATTATCAATTAATTTTCACGAATTCTAAAAATCACATAAATATACATCTTATTTTTCTTCTCGCAAAATAAATCACATAATTTTGCTAAATTATTTCAGACTCTACACCAGGAAGACCTAAATTCGAACAATTCCCTCTAGGATTTATCGCTGCTTTACCCGCATCTTCAAAAATAAGTTTGTTGAGTAAACCTTCATCTACGAGAGTAGGAACTAATTCGTCTGACGCTAAATCAATTCTCAATGATCTAAAGAAAATTGGTAAGGGGATTAAATCTTGTTCCGCTATCAATTCGGTCATATTAAAATCGATTTTATAAAACATTGTCGACAACACGTTATAAGCTCCTAACATAAGAGCGTATAATATTTCAGACATTAAAATCGACTCTAAAATATTATCAGCTAAACACATGACATCAAAATTGTACGCTCGACTATCTCTAACTTCAAATCCTCCGTTAGGCATCATTGTTCCTGTTAATTTACCAATACTCTGAGCCATACCTGAATTTTTACCTGGCTCTCTAATTACATAACAAGGTAAATTAGTTTTGTCTTTAGGAAATTCAATTCTTACTTGAATTTTACGAGGATCTTCGTTTGTTCGTAGAAACATTTTCTTCGCTTGTTCATAGAAGTCAAAACTACCATCTTTCGTACCATATAAAATTTGATACAAAAAAGTTTTTGTTTCATCATCTTTGTAATTCTCGTAATCTATCGGAATATATTCCAACAATTGATTGAGAATATCTTTCATTCGTACGATCTGTAACATCTTTATCTATTTAATAATTGTTCTAATGTTTCGTCTATAGCCATACTAGCTACTTTATCTATCTCTGCAGCCTCCAAAGCTCTATCCATGAGACGTTTGGCAGTAATACCACCATTCCACCAACTGTTTGGATCTGAAGTGTCACTTACTCGTCTAAATGTAAAATAATTTCCTCTTTTTTCTATTTCTGAACTTTCAGCTTTAACTCTCACAAGACCTTCATATTTTGCAGCCTTATGTACGTATTCAGGAACTTTCAATCCTGGAATATTAATTTCTTTTCTTACACCTAATATTTGATGTTCAGAAGGTAAATCACTTCGTTTTAACGGTTTAGGTGAATTCTTTGCTAAATCGTAAATACTTTGTGGCATTATAGATTTAAAAATTTCTGACTCTGCAATAGCTTGTGGTGTCGCATGTCTAAATGGCACTGTCAAATACCAACCGAGACCGTTTTTCTTTTGTTTGGCTTTACTAGATTTTTGAAATCCCGGTTTTTCATCAAATGGACTTGCACCTTCTTCAACCATTAATGCTAAAGGAGATTCTCTTACAGATAAACCAAACACAACTTCTAAAGAAGACGGTCGTTCGATATAAACTGCACGTAAATATTCTTCTCTAGATTGTTTTAATTCTTTATTTATCAAATTCTGCCATTTAGACGAATATTCTTGAACTACTCTATCAATAATAGCGGCTCCTAACATATTGGCAGAATTTTCGTCAAGATTAAATTCTGCCACTACATCACTTAAATCTATTCTAATTGGCAAACTCATACATCGTCATTTCTCATTAATCCCGATCCATCAAACATTGGTTTTGACACATCAATAAGGTGACTTCTTCTCGCAATCGCTTGAATAGGGAGTTGAATTTTTTCTTGTTTTCCTGTCGTTCTTTCCATCTTCCACGAAGCACGTATTTCGTGAGGCAAATCAATTACATGATATTCCGGACAATGTTTGTAATAAACGCTTAAACATCCGTTTTCAGGAGGCTCTTCGTCTAAAATCAAACAATACGGATTATCAGGATTTATGTGATATGCCATCGTTTTATTCAGTTTCTGATTGGAATTAACGAAGGTATATATTGCTAACACTTGAACAGGCTTATATGTTGTAAAAACAAAATAAACCCCTTGCGATCCTTTTCTTATAATAAGGTTCTCGCTATAATAAGAATACTCTGTTTCAAATGTAACTCTATCGTACCAAGATAAATTAGCTTTATTTACATCCATCACTGTAATAGCTATTGTTCCAAGTAACGTTTCTGACCAATTCTTATATTGATTATTCTGATTTACACCTGTAATAAGAGCTTTTGTTCGTACTGAATTTACATAAAAATAACCTGTTCCATAACAGTTTTGACAATCAAGTAAAGAAGCTTCGACTCCATTACAAGGACATCTCAACGCACGTTCTAATTGGACCCAATATCCTTTATTCCACGTCGCCGCATCAAAATCTTCTTTAACAAATTCGGGACTCGGTCTACCTACAAGATTAGGCGCTGATTGTGTTAAGATATTTTTCGCTTCCATTACATTACCATAAATTTAGGTTGATCGTAAACTAATTTTAATCTATCTGTCGTTTCCTTGATTTGTTTTTCGTATTGTATCAATCTTGCGCCATAACCCGCATTTGTTGCTGATGCAGTGGTAGAAATACTTTGACTAAGACCGTCTATACTTAACGATTGACTTGCAATACCTGCAGAACCTAAAATTAAATCACCGGCAATTCCTAACGGTCCAAATGATGCAACCATACCAACTACATTAATAAGATCCATCGGCATTTGATCTATATCCCAACCTGTTATATATTGAATTCTCCAATAATCAGGTATCATATTAAACCTTTGCATTCCGACTTGAGAAGTGATACCTGTTAAAATAATTTCAGCATTTCCTCGTGTAGATGAACCAGTTGGAACAACACTTATTCTTCGTTTACCTTGTCCCATCAAAGTATCGTATTCACAAAATAGCCAACCTTGAGGATAAACGATTTGTTCCATTTTATTCAACATACCTATCATTGACAACGGTTCTCTTACAGGATAATTCGTCTGTAAAATAGGAAATGTTTGCCAATAATCTGTTCTGTAGTAAGTGATTGTTTGGTCAGCTAACTGTTTAATAAATTTCAAGTTGTAATAATTTTCGATTTCTCGCTGAGCTACAACCAAATAAAATCGCATTGATTCGTCAGAGAAATTAGATCCTTCTCCTCCTTGAATTTTGATTCCGTACAAAAACAATTCCCATAATTCAGCTACGGAAATAACTAAACCGGTATTTTTACGATACTTGATATTAAAAGTTAGCTGAGCCATAATAACACTGTTTTATGATTTTGACATGATCATTTTAATGATCTCATCTTTCTTTTTATTTTTTAAATCTTTTTCTTCGAAACCACCGCCTTCTTCTGTCATTCCCATTTCAATTAATTGTTTGACAGTCAAAGTATTGAGTTCGTTGAACAACTCATCGTCAATATCTTCATCACCTTTTTCTGCTTTTTCGGTTTCTATTTCTTTATCATCTTTCTTTTCTTCTTTAGAAGGAGAAATACCTTTTTGTAAATCTTCAACAGCTTTTTTCCAAGATTTAATTTCTTCATCTTTTTTGTCAAGCTCGACTTTTTGAGATTCAATGATATTCTTCAAACGATTGATCTCGTTTTTAAACTCTTCATTACCTTCAGAAACCTCTTGTCTCAATTTACTTTCAAGAGAAGTTTTGTATTCAGGTTCATCGCCTTCTTTATAAATGTTAGGGAGTTTGCGATCAACGAGCTCTTGATACAATTCTTCAGAAATATCTGCATTTCCATTTATAAAATGAATTACTCCACCGTTTAATTTAATTTTTTGAGAGCTATACACTCTACTTCTTACTTTTACCATAATCAATTTGTTTTAGGTTTTTAAAAAGAGAAAGGAGAGGAGTTTATTTATCTCTCCTCCCCTTTCTTTAGTTGTTTTTATTTGTTTTTAAACAAGACCTTCTTCACCGATATTCACGATACGAACAATCTTAGCAGGCTGATACAATACCGGAGTACCGTAATTCAAAATTGCAAATCTACGAGAAGGAGCTGTAATAGCAAAATCCATCTTCATAGTATCAGCAAACTGCAAATATTCGTTAATCTGATTATCATTGTAGTAAATCAATGCAGATTTTGTACCTGCAATGATACGATTGCGGTCACGAACACAATTAGCAGCAGCACCATCCCATCCACTAGCCATTTGAGAAGCAGGAACTTCAAAGATAGGATAATATTCTGTTGTATTGTTAAGCGCAGCATCTTTCTTTGTACGATAAATTACGAAGCAAGTAGCTGCATAAGCACCACCAACACCGGCAGTAAATCCAAATTCAACTGATTCAGTTGCTGCAACAGCTCGAGCACCTCCTGAAGTAATATTCAAAGGAGCAGATTCACCGTAACGGTTCTTAGCAGTAACCAAATAACCGTAAGTACCTGCATGACGACCGAAGTTTGTCTTAGTGTCATTATCGTTTACTTTAATAGGAGTTTCGACAACTGGAATAACCGGAATAACCGGAGCTTTAGGTGAAGTTGCTTGTTTTCCTACAGTGATCGGTTTACGTTCATCAAAGAAACGGTCGTTTTTGATATTGATCTTACCAAACTGAGTAGTAACATCATTTACACTCTGACCCATTGTTGCACCGGTTACAGAAGCAGCCAAACCTACAATAACACGTTTTGATTCGTGGAACAATTTAACGTAATTGTTAAATACAATCGGGTTAGAAATGATGCGATCAATATAACCGTTATACACGTTAACAACAACGTTAGCTGCATCCTGAATCAAATTGTCGTTCAAAACCTGATTCTGAGCATCAATAACAGCCGGAGAATTGAAATAATTATCAAGTAACTGTTCTGAAGTCTTACCTTCTGCAGTACCTCCATCCATTTCGTTTACACCAAGCATGTGTTGACGGAATACGCCATCAAACTGTTCAGGGACACAAGTAGAGTCTGCATCAACCAAACGAGCATCCAAAATAGTTTGTAACAAAATAGTCTTATTCTCAACTTCTTTGGTGTACATATTCATACCACCAGCCAATCTAGCGAGCATTGCAGGATGAGTAACCTGACCTGTAACACCCATAAATTTGGTGATGATTGACTTACGTCTGTACTGAGAATCGGTTTCTTCCGGAGTTTCACCTTCAGTATTAAAGATACCAACTTCTTCACCATACTTATACAACTGATTATACTGATGTACTGTATTGTCGATCTTATGTTTCGGCATTTCCATCAAGTAAACCAACTGATTTAAGCGGTTACCCAAGATCTTTAATGTAGAGTCGAGTGATTCAACTTTCAGACCACCACCATTGTTGATCTGATTGTTATATTGCATACCGGTCTGAAGACCAGCTTCCATTGCTTTCAAAATGTCTTTTGCGGAAATTTCATCCAACAAGTTCGCTCCTGAAGCATCGTTAGTATTGTAATTATACAGATCCATAATTTATTTAGTTTTTAGTTTTCTCCGAATTCTTATTATTTGCACAATTTAATATCGCATTTATCATACATATATTGAGCGAGTTCTTGACCAACGGTTTCAGCTTCCGGATTTGTCAAATACGCCAACATATCACCTTCCATTGATTTCTGTAAAGTTTCAGACATCTGATCGTAAGCCTTTTCAATTGCCTTTACAACCAACGGACGTTGAGAAATAATATTCATCTCATATTTATTATTCTCGTCTTTAGCGATCTGCATTGATTTCTGAATAGCATTTACATTTTCCAATCCAGCAGAACGGAAACTCGGCGTCTGTCCGCCAATTTTATCAATCTTATCACTCAATACATCCAAAGTTTCAGCCATCTTCTCCATAATAGGAGCAAATACGCCCATAGATTTAGCAAAGGTTTCTTCTACAGCTTTTTTGATGCCTTCAGCATCACGATCTTCTGCAGTATCTTTTTCATCGTCCTTTACTTTTTCTTCTTTCTTAACAGCTTCTTTTTCGAGTTTATCGATATCTTTTTCTTGCTTTGTTTCAGATTCGTGATCACCTGCAGCAGCAGCGTCTTCATTCTTCTCGATTTTGATATCGCCTTTTTCAATACTTTTTGCGATATAATCTTCAGTGAAACCCATAGCTAACATGGATTTAACTATCGCGTTGTCTTTGTAGTCTTCAAACTTCATAATTACTGAATTTTATTTGTTTATGTAAAAATAGAACCAAAATTTTACTTATCAAATTAATTAACGAAAATTTTGCAAGTAGTCCCATAAAATTTTCGAAGAAATGTGACCCTCCATGTAACTTTTATACAATTCTTTAAAGTCGTCACTCTGTACTCCTTCTGTCGGAAATGCTTTCAAAACAAAATTTTTATCAATAGAAAGAAGATATCCATCCTTTTCCATTTCTAAAAGAATGTTAGTTTGTTTAAAACTAATATTATCGTTTTCAGAATAATCAATATAATCCTGTTTCTGAATACCCTTAACTATATCAGCATAAGTATTTGCATTAACAGGAGTCATTGTCATTGCTACATTTGTAATTAATGCTTTTGTAATTTTTTTCGGATTCTTTTTGTCTCTTTCTAATGCCTTACCTTCAATGCTAAAACCAGGTTTACGATTTGTTCCTGATTCTTGCATTTCTAACGCTTTATCATAAAAAGCTCTAGCTTCAGGAGATTTTTTCCATAATTGACACTTGACGAAAAATTTATTATCTTTAACTTTAGCATCTAAAGGAGCTCCTATCCAAAATCGAGACTTGTTTATCGGACTACGTGAAGTAAGATGATCTAGATTTATCAATCCATGTTTCAAAAAACGATCAATGATAAACCCATTTGGTTCCATTGATTCTTCTTCTGAATCTTCGGACGCATCGGAAGCCAAACCTTCAAAAATCATTCTTTCATACCGCTTATCATCTCCTACTGGATAATCAAGTGGATTGAATTTAGAAGATTTTTCAAGATTGGCTTCTGTAAAAAAATTAAACTTAGCATCTATATCAAACATCCTTTATATGTTCCATTGTCAACGAATTTACGAAATTATCAATCAATTTATCTATTTCTCGATACTTTCTGACTTGCTTCCAATCTTCAATATCGACTTCCTTATGAATCCCCATTAATGCTCCAAATAAAGCTGCATTTGTATCCGTATCAAATCCTAAATTCACTACGTTACAAAGGTCTTCTTTTAAGGTAGAACTCTTTGTTCTCAATTTCAAATAATTATCTAAAATCAAGTTATATGTATTAATAACATCTCCTCGATTTTGATAACTATCAACCGAAAAATCGAACTTGATATTTTCTTGCGGTAAAGCTCTCAACAATTTTTCAAGTAAGCAACAATAATTGCCACCAAACTTAAAACAATTAGGATTATTATGAGTGAATAAGCTAAAAAAGTTGAATAAACTCATAGTCTCTGAAGCTACGAACTCCTTTTTCGTAGATCTATAAATTGCAACAGGAAGAGCATAAAACATTGCACCGTTTCCCATCGAATCTGTTCTCGGACAACCATTCCTCATAATAGAAGATGATGTTTGCGATCCTATATCGAATAATCCTTCTCCTGCATTGAAACCTTTATTATGATACCAATCCTTTAGATTATCTCTCATTTTATTAAAAACATCCATCATATTATTCGTCTTAACAGAAAGTGCATCTATAAGACACAACAGAATAGATGTATCGTCAGACCAAGTACCAATTGGTTGATTGTGATAACCTCCTTTTGAAAATCCGACACAATTAAATTTGGTTGGATTTTGAAATTCAAAAGGAACTCCTAAAGTATCGCCAATTATATAAGCTCTGATACTATTCTTTATCTTTTCTATCGTTTTCATCCGTTTCCGAATTTAAGCTGTTTAAAATTAGTCTTACAGACTCTGTTTTTAACTTCTCTACTTCTTCTTTAGAAGGTTCACTAACAACTATTGATATTGATTCTCCATCTTCTTCCCATCTAGGATGTACTTTTTTCTTTGCCATAATTTTAATTTTTTTAATTACTATTCTTTTGAATGCCTAAAGATACACCTTTTATTTCATTCGGACAACAATTATTAAACAATTTCGACAACAATAGAATTTGTTCCTCTTGCAAGTACTTTATACTTTAATCCAGCTTGAGCTAAATATTCACTTTCATAAATATTATCTACATTCATAACCGGATCTCCTTTCTTAGCTAACAAAGTTAAATGAAGATCTGATCCAAAATTAGTTTCATGTTTCATTCCAAACGATACAAAAGATTTATCTTCAATTACTTGACCTACTTTTGCATTAAGCCATGTACTAAGATTGTCTCCATTCCCTCTAATTTCCAATCTTCTGTTTAATACCATATTTCGCTTCAGAGGATTTTGTTTAATAGCTTTTTTTATTAAATCTATTCTCGTTTTAGTACTCTCTATTTTTTCTTCTGAAAAAACCTTTGATTTTGGTGATTCTGTGAGAATATCTCTTATTGCCATATAACCTGAACCTGTATAATTTTTTATCGCTTTACGTTGATCATCTGTCCATTTAATTAATGCTTCTTCAGCGTCCTTTTGATATATCTCGGTAAACTTTTCCCTATCTTCAAATGAATTATTCTCATTAATATACAAATAATCTTCTTTATTATAATTATTATAAATCAATCCGTTTACAACTGGAGCATATCCTTGTGTAATCAACATTGCGTTAATTGCTTTTTTATTTTTATCATTAGAAAGACTGTATTGCTCTATTATTTCACCAAAATTATAATCATCAATAAAACCAAATATCTCTGATTTTAAACCGGAAGTTTCAGAAGACCAATCCTTAGTAAGATATTTATCTGCATTGGATTTCATTTTATCAACTTCTTCTTTAGTGTAAAGGTTAGATAATTGCGATCTCTTTTCATTCCAATCATAAAATTGGTTTACCGTTTCAAATTTCTTACCTTCAGCAAAAAAAGATAATTTCTCTTCTTTCTTTTCTGTTTTCGTAGATTGTTGTTTGTTCAACTCTTCTTTAATACGTTTCTTAAAATCAACCAATGATTCGTAAGGCTTCGATTCCAATTTAAATCCAGGAGAAGTTGCTTTATATTGATTATCACCTTTCATTTTAATAACAACAGTCTTACCATCTTGTTTAACATAGGTTTGGGTGATTTTCTTAAACCCAGTCATATCACTTAATTTCTTATCAATTTCACCGGTTATTTCTTGTTTTAACTTATCTAATTTATTATCTATAGATTCTTCTCACTCTCTTTCTTTTTCTTAGATTCTTGAAGCTTTTCCTGAATTTTATCCAAAACATCCTGATCTAATTCGAGTTCACCTTTTTCTTGAGCTTCAAGAAGATTTTTATAAGCATCTTCTACAGTAAATTGTTTATTCGATTTATCGTTAGAATCTTGTTGTTCATTTCTTTTATTTAATTCTTCTTGAGCAACTTTCTTTAATTCGGAGTTGGCTTCAGGATCTTTTATAGCTGCTTTCAATTGTTCATCTGTTGCAGATGTAGCTTGTTTAGCCAAAATTTCTGTAGAAGATTGTTTTGAAGTTGATTCTTCTTCATTCTTCTTTCCTCCCTTAGCTTTTGGTTTCCAACCCTTTTCAGTCTTAATATATAATTTGCCGCCCCACGTCTTTTCTGTCCCAATAGGTGAACCTTTCTTCGCTTTTTCTATAATTTCCATAGATTTTGTAATCGTCTGATTATTATAAATAGCTTTAATTTTCTCCATAACAATATAAGATAGGAGGAGAATATCTCCTCCGTTAATTAGTGTAACTGTAAACGATATTTAGTTTGTTTCAATGTAGCAAGGAAATCTTCTGTCCAAGACTTTTCACCAACATAATCAGTATTATCGTCGATTTTACCATAAAACTTCTTGGTACGATCTATGATCAGATCAATCAAACCAATAGGATTATTGACTTCAATTTCTTCACCATTTACAGAGCCGTCTTCAAATCGACCAAATTCACTTTGACCTGCTTCCATGATCTTATCTTCGTAATCAGAAAGTTCCTCAATTAAATCATCAAGATAAACGTGTTTGGAATTATCTAACTCTCCCCAATGTACATTTTTCGATCTTGTTTTCGCACCTTCAAGAAAATTAGCATAATCAACGAAAACATTATACATAGCATCTTTAGCTTTTTGAACACCATCGTCTAAAGACAGGTCTCTATGAATCTCGTCGTGTATCTCGTCAATACCCCATGCTTTTTCAATCTCCTCGTTCTTAGTTTCAATCGAAGCAATATCTAATTTACCTGAATCTTTCATTTCGTCAACTAATGACTTAAACATCTCTGCTTGATCTAAATCATTAAAATTGATTAATATATTGAAACCTTGTACATCGTCTTCAACTTTCTGAGATTTTTCAATATTCTCAGTCTTCTGAAGACTATACATACGAATATTACCCTTAAAATCCCAAGTTTGCTCACCGTTTTCTTCTGTAGATAATGTTATAGAAAATTTCCTTCCTAAGCTAGATACCTTTTGTAACGTTCCTAAGAAATCAAATAATTTATCACCATTACCACCGTCATTATCGCTATAACCAAAACTTGCATTTCCGTATGTATATTTTTTAGGATTTTCAGCATCATCAACAACTCTCTCTACATACTCAACCTTTTTGAAAGTAATTGCCTTTTCGATACCATCTCCGTCAGGTTTCTTCGTCTCGCCCTCAAGACTCTCCTTGCAAATTGCATTCACGTCATTACAATCCATAGTTTTTTCAACCTCGTTCCACGATTCAGGTAATTCGTCTGTTGCACCAAGATCTTTTGCCCTACGTTTCAAATAAGCAATTACATCTGATTTAGGAAGATCTGAATTACCAACCAACTTGATCGCGTTTTTTAGATCAGAACGATTGCGAACAGGAAAACGACCGCCTACCATAGCCTTTCCTTCTTTCTCAAGTTTTGCACGCTCTTTCTCAGAAATATAAGATTTTGCTATACAAGATAATTCAGGCTTATTGACTTCTTTTTCAATTTCCTCTTTATGTTTTTTACAAAAATCTTCAAAAATCTTTTCATTGATCTCACCTCGAGCAAATGCCTTTGTTATAATCTGAATAGGTCCTTCCGGACATTCTCTACCAAGAATCTTTTTGATATTCTCTTTCATATCAAAAATAAAATCATAATCATCTAACTCTGTTCTAGTATCGATCCAAGTACTTCCAACTTCTTCTTCGCTATCGACAATAATCTGTATAGGCGATTCATCGTCAACGTGACCTAAGAAATAATGAATCTCGTAATCTTTGCCTTTTGCAACACCTGCTTCAATCAAAAGATCTTCGGGGATCTCAATACCTGTTTCTTCAAACAATTCTCTTGCGGCTGCTTCGAGAAAACTTTCTCCTGGATCAACGTGACCGCCAGGTATACACCATTGTTGTGTACTTGCTCCGTATTCACCAGCTCTTTGTAAAATCAAAAGTTTATCACCTCTAAACAACAATACATCGGCATAGCGTACTTTACCAGTCTTAGCCTTGATTATATCATTATAAACTGATTTCGAAATATTCCCTTTCTTTAATTCGTTCTTTGCTGAATAGATGTTATAAATATCATTCAAAGTATCACTTATCTCTTTATCAGCAGATAATTTTGATAACGATTTAAAAATCTGTTCTCTTTTTCTTTGAACGATAGCAATATTTTTAGCATGTTCTTCTAAAAACTCATTATAACGTTTTTCTGCATCTACTCGCTCCTTCTCGTCTAAAGTTGAAAAACTTTTAGCGATTGAGCTTTTTTCAGCAAAAAGAGTTGATAAATCACTTATTTCGTTCGCAATCTCGAAAGATTTCTTCAACAAACTTCTATATTCAGCAATTTTCTCTGAATTAGATTGTAAATTAAATAATTTCTTAATATTCATAGCTATTCATATTTTGGCCTAAATATACGGATTAATTTTTACATCTTATACTTTTAATACAGATATTGTCTGCATAAAAACATCCACCATCAATATCTATATTGTAAAAAAATCTATTTACAGTCTCCATTCGTTCAATTTGATCAATAACAACGTCGCCTTCTTTAGACCACAGTATTTGTCCTGATTTTAGATCCTTTACTTGAGTATCAACTAAATATTTCTCACCTTGTCGTTTTACAAGTATAACTTGATCTCCTGAAATACGATCTAAAACTCCTTCTCTATCTTTATTGTGATAATAGATGTTGAACACTTTTTCATCAAATCTCGCTGTTCTTTGAAAAATACCTTTTACTTTAGAATAACCCAATGTAGACAATACAATGTCACCAATCTTGAGATCTCTGATAAATTTATCACCTTCTAATGTTCGAATCTCAATAAAACTAGAATTAAATCCACCCTTCATGTTCGTGATTTGTTGTTACAATAATATCGTTATCTATAAGTAATGCATATTCAATAGGAAGATCGAGATTATAGATGCGACCTTCATAAAATTGCTCTCTATTATCCATAATCTCAAGTTTTTTTAAATAAAAACTTGTTTCCATACATTTTTCGACACGTTCAACGTAACTGTCAATGGATTCATTTTCTTCAGCACCTGTCAAACATAAACAATTTGCTTTAACCAATACATTATCTTCTATTAATTGATCAAAAGTTTTTTCATCTATTATAGGTAAACAATCAGGATGAAAATAAGTACACGTCAAAAGGTTTTGATCTTTACAACAAATCAAATATTGATCGTCAGATAATGTAATAAAATTAACCGAACCATTATAATCGCTTGACGACAAACATCCTTTGACGTAAGTGATACTTCTATTAGGTAAATAAACTATACGAACATAATCTTCGTCTGTTACTTCGCTGATTTTGATCTTTGGAAAATTCATTTGTCCAAATTCATCTAATCTCAATACGGTTACTAATACATCTCCTCTATATCCTGTCATACTTCAAAAATTTTATCTCCTACATAAATCTTAATCTCACTTCTTCTTTCGATCTTTGGCTTGTAATCTTTAGGTGGTGCAAAAATCTGTCTTTCTTCATCCCACACATAACCTTTCGGTAAGTATCGTAATTGGCATCTACAAAACGGATGAATTCCTTGTAGTGTGGGTGCCCAATCTTTCGCTTTTCTTCCTATATTATCTCCGTTAGCTATAAGATCGACTAATTTAAACAATCTAGGCTTCGAACCTGAACCATTGGTAGTATAGAGTCTCAAACAGTGTTTACATGCGCCTGGAAAAACTTCTTTGTAAACCAAAGCATCTAACCCGTGTTCACTCATTATCGTTTCAGCAATACCGATTTGATAAATACCTTGCATTTCTGTCTCGACTATTCTTCCCCAATCTCTGTTCCAATCATTAAGAGAATGTCCTATATTACTTATAATTGATTGAACTGATCTTCTTTTTAAAACACCTTCTGTAATTTCTTTCTTTATTGTTCCTAATTCAAGTTGTCTTTGTTGTTCAGTCAATAGCTTTACCTCTTCTTGAGGAATTGCATTAGAAAGTATATCTCTCATTCTTTGACCCATCGTCTTGATATAAGAATATGTTCTTGTTGCTGCAGCATTATAAACAGCCTTTTCTCTCGTAGAAAGTGCTTTAAATTGGTTTCTTTCTATAAACAATAAGAAGTCTCTATAATCAACCGATCTCAATTGAGCGGGAGTTAAAACACCGGATAACCTACCAAAAAGAAATGATTGATAATAAGGTGGAATTTTTTTCAATTCTTTAGCCCAATCATAACCATTCCTTTTTAGCAATTCCTTATCCTCAGGTTTTAATGCATCGCCACCTAATACATCAGCAACTATCCTAGCTAAACGATAATCAATGATGTCAAATAATCTTTGTATTTCTTCAGGAGTAAAAATCATTATTTTGATATATTAAGCATTTCTTTTGTCAAGTCGGCCATCATATTGTTTGTTTGAGTAGAAAAAATAACTTGCGCTAAACCTTCATACCCACACTGAACCTTAGGATATCTTATAGGATCCTTTGTATGATATATTATATTAGATGTTTTAGCCATCTGCTTTACATCTATACCATTTATGTGTTTTATAGGAGGCATTACTTATACAAATTTTTTCTATAATAATCAATTGCCGGTCCCATTATAGGATCGTTTGAAAATGACTTGTATTTATCAAAAGGATTCTCTTCCATTTCTTCATCCATCGGAACACCTTCTTCCTCACTTTCTCCTGGAACAGAAGCTCCGTACATCTCTTGTTGTTGTTTTGTTGCCTGTGCCGTTTGATAAACCTGATTCAAAATAATGTCGTTCTCAGGATCAAACTCTCTACCTGAATATTTCTTAAAGACATCTTGCATAGCAACCATACCCATTTCTAATTTATCTTTATCGAGTTTCACTTGAGCTTCTTCGTCTTCTACTTCAATACCCGTAAAAACAAACTCGAAATCTTCGTTTAATTCACTTACAAGATATTCAGTGATAATATTCTGCAAAAAAATCAATAATGGTTTTAAACCCTTTTCTCTACTATGTTGCAAACGTTGTTTTTGGCCATCTTGTCCAAAAATTTGAGCTTGATCTTTAAATTGAAAACCTAACTCTGTAGGATCCATTCGATAAACAGCACAACTAATAATAATCAAAAATTTCAACCACTCATTGAATTCCATATCTCTATTGTTCTTTTGCAGATCAATCCACTCAAGATCAATTCCATTGATTACGGGAACTCTATGACTGTTCTGAACACCTTTCATTGTTTGTGACCAGGCTTGTCTAAATTCATTGAGTGTAGAATTTGAAATATTTGCATTTTTTACATTGATAAATCCTTTAGGTTGTGAACCTTGACTAAAGAAGTTACCATTATATTGCATGCCCCATAAAATCCAAGTTATTATCTCAACTAAAGTTTCGAGTTCAGATGTTCCATAACCATTTCTTCGAATGTTAGATGATTTGTTTCGAATACCAAAACCTAATTCCCACGGATAATATAATATAGGTTCTTTTGTTATAGGATTTTTCAAAATCAATTCGTCCCACACCATACAATAGCGAGGAAGATATCCTTTATAACGATAATCTTCTAACGATTCTCTTTGTCTAGGGTCAACACTGTCTAAAAAACGAATCATTGAAGCGTCTACAGCTCTAAATTTATTTAACTCCCAATTACGATTTCGTACAATTTCAAATGCAAGTTGATCGAGTGTAAGACTGTCGAATGTTATCTTACGAACAAATGTTTGTAGATCATCAACGTTATCCCACTTTTCTGTCCATCCACCTCGTTCTAAAAACTTAACAATATTTTCTATCTTTTTCTTATCTTCTTCACTTAATTCTTCATCATCTTGATCTTTAAAAAGACCCTTCTTTCTACGAATCGTAAATCCTTCTTTTTGCTCATCTTCTGAGAAGTGAAGAAAATTTTGAATTTGCTCAATACGAGTATTGACGATAGCGCGAATAATCCATAAATCACCCATCTTTCGAAGAGTTTCGAAAGATAAAATTCCCCTAGAATCTTTAAAACCCTTTCCATTACCTGATAAATCGTTAGGATCAAAGAATACAGAGGTGATCTTACCTGAATTTGGATTTAATTCACCTAAATATAAATTCGCTTTCATCAACTCATTGGGATCATTCGAATTTAATGACGCTTGTAGTTTACTCTGAAAGGCATAAGGAATCGCTTTCTGCAACTTATTGAGATCGTCTAAAGAGAGATCAGTCAGGTTCTGAAAACCTGACTGTTGACTCTTATAATTAGTTTTTCTTTTTCTTCCCATCTTAACTTTTCTTTAGATGTTTTTATACACCTGCTTGTGTTAAAGTAATTGTAACAGTTTTACCTCCTTCACTTGCAGTAACTTTCGCTTGTCCTGTTCTTTGAGAACCTGTATTATTCGCAGCAATTACAGAATACTCAGAATCTCCTTTAGAAAAACCTGTTCCTGAAACTGCAGTTGTATAACCTATATTAACAGGAGAACCTGAATCTTTACCATTCAATTTTTTCTGTTTTACAGAAACAACGTTAAACGATTTAGATTCACCTGCCGCAGCAAACGAAAGTGAATCGGGATCTGCATCTAAAGTATATTCATAAGTTACAACAGCAGCAGCTTGTGTAAGAGTAATTTCAGCAGTTTTTCCGCCCTCAGCAGCAGTAATAGTCACTTTACCTGTTCTTTGTGTATTACCTGGATTTTCTTCTGCTTTGATATTAAATCCACCCGAAACAGCACTATAAGAAAATCCTACACCAGCAACTTCAATATCTGTTCCAATGTTCGTAGGATTTCCGGAAGGTTTTCCGTTTATTATAGTTTGTTTTGTTGAAGTAACAGTAATCTTTTTTGTTTCACCTGCATTTACAAATGAAAGCGAATTAGGATCTACTGTTAAGTTATATGTATAACTTACTGTAGAAGCCTTTTGTGTAAGATTGATGGTGATTTTCTTATCACTTTCGTGCTGTGTTACAGTCAATACACCATTTCTCACAGAAGCAGTTGGATTTTCAGCAATAGTTACTGTACCACCTTTACTTACTGCGTAAGGAGATTTTGTTTCAAAATCAACTTCCAAAGGAGTTTGACCTCCTTGTGGTTTACCGTTTACGTAAAGTTGTTTATAAGAAGTCACAACTGCTTCTATACTATCACCTTCTTTTGGGAATTCCATAGTTTCATCTTGCGGAATAAGAAAATAACGCATATCTTCAACTATATCAACAAGAATTTGTTCTTTTCCTTCGTATTCCTCAGGATAAGCAATGAGACGTAATGTGTTATTCATTGCCCATTCTTTAAATTGACCTATATTATAGGTGAGACCTGCTCGAATAACTATTCCAAGACTTTCAAAATAATCCACATCTCCTACTGTATTCTCTGTAACAAATACATTCAACTGACTGTCAATACCATCAGTAATAACAGTCAGTTGATGGAGATTATCTTTTGTTGTAAATAATAATCTATACATGATGTTTATGCATTATTAGCTGTAAGCTCGAATTTTTGTGTTTCACCATTAGCAAAAACAACGACATTCAAATCTTCTTTCGCATCTAATCCAAGATCTTCAAGTGTAAACGTCATTGGATGATTAGAAAGAACTTTCGAAGCTAACGTCTTACGATCGCCTCTAATTACACCATAACGTCCGGCAGATTCATTCAAACTGACACTATTAGGAAAATATATCTCAACATCCTTCTTTGCTGGAATTGTAGTGGTGATATTGATTACACAAGCATCTTCATCATTCCATTCAGCAGTTACAGCAACAATCTCATTTAAACCTTGAGGATCGAGTTGTAATTCTAATCTATTGTTTTCTGCAAATGCAATCAATTCTTCATGCATAACAGATTGACCAACAACCCAATTAAATCCTAATTTTTTCAATGCATCACTTCCTTCAATTTCATCTTCTGTAGCACTTACATTACCTGGAGCAACAACATTTCTCAATTCTGTGATAAACACTCTCTTTTGATCACAACTACCATCTGTTACAACAATTGCATCAATTTTCTTATCTGTATCGATAAATCTATATAGTCTCATATTCTTTTTCTTTTTAATAGTTTATAATCCGAAATAAATGTCTTGAAGAACCGAACCGTCCTCATCGAGTATATATACTTGATATAATCCTGATGTATCTTGTTTATCAATACCTAGATCTTTTTGAACTTCAAAACCTAAATAATTATTAATTACTTTAGTCGTTAATACAGTATTGTTTGTTCCACCTACAACTCCCAAATTTTCAGGAATATTTGCAAAAGAGCAAAATTTATTATTATGACGAATCATAATAACCGTTCCTTCTTTAATAGGTCGTTTCAAATTCAACCAAATCCAAGGTAATCCTGCTGCATAATCAGGTTTCCAAGGGTATTGTTGTAAATAACTTTGAGGAAGAATTGCATTATAAGATTCTTCGTCACTAATCATACCTGAATTAGGATCAAGTGCAATCGACTTTAACGATAATAATGCATTGTCTAATGCCTCAAAATTATTTTGCAAACCTGCAGCCACTTGTGCACCCGTTTGTCCATCAGTTATTTGATAAAAATCAATCGCTTTCATACTTTCCAAATTAAGTTTTTAGTCCAAATAAATTCCGAAATCCAAATATCGCTTGTAGAAAACAGAGTTCTATTCATCCTCCATATTCCATCGAATAACCAATTACCAAATCTATTCCAAATACCTTCTTCTAACAACCACACTTTAGGTATCGAGAAGATTCCTCCGGAAAGCCAATAGTTACGACCATTCCATTTACCACTCAATAAAACCCACGGCTTTAAAACTGGAACTGGCGACTTAGGAGACGCACCTCCTCCGCCAGTTCTAAACGAACCAGGATTTTGTTCTGTACCTATTCTAGAGTAAACTCCAGGCAAAATCTCGTTCGACATAAATCACTACTTTTTATTAAATCCGATCAATTTACTCCGATCTCTAGGATCATCGCTTCCGATTTTTTGACCACTTGCAACACGTTGTTCGTGTTCTTTTCGAAGTTGTTCGCCTATTTTACGAGCTTCCTCGATTTCTCTAGCGAATTTATCTTTGTTGTGAGTAACAGTAACTAATTCACCGTCTTCATCTAACTCTTCTCTTTCAATCTCCGACCTTGATTCTTTTTTCTTAGATTCGAGCTTATGTTCCTCTTTCGAATTTGTAGGATTTTTAATTTCAGACTCCTTCTTATCTTCATCTTTCTTTGTCGAAGAACCTTTAGCTTTTAATCTCCAACCTTTTTCAGTTTTAACATAAAGTTTGCCGCCATACGTCTTTTCTGTTCCAATAGGGAGAGCTTTTGCTTTTTCAATTGCATCTTCGTCAGCACAATTGATACCGGCAATTCCCTTCAATATATTCAAAGAAGTCTCTTTAAACTTACGACACATTTTATCGTTAATAGATTTGAAGATACCGTCAGGTATTTCTACTTCTTCAGTTTGATTTTCTCTATAATAAACAGTTCTTTTGACTAAATCATTACCAACAATAATAGCAGGTGTTAATGATACAAAATCGGCTGCAGCACATGATTTCTCAAATTCGTCAATTTCATTCTTTTCAGACTTTTCTAAGAGATCCTTATAAAAGGCATTTACAGTTTCTGCAGAAAATACCTCGTAATTATGCTTTTCAACAAAAGCATTGAATTCATCTTGCGTATATTCCAATGGAGTATTTTTAATCATAACTTTTTAATTTGAATTAATTCATTGCCTAAAAGTATAAATAAATTTCATTATCTCCAAAAAGTTTCTTATTTATTTTTATTTTCTCCTTGATCCTCTGAGTTGATCTTTTCTCATTTTACCTAAATCTATGCCCGTAGACTCTTTTAAAGCATCGTAAGAAACTACTACCCAACCATCTTTATAAGGGTAACATAAATTGTTACACATCTCTTTTCTTGTTGGCTTTTCTTCTCTAAAAAACTTCAAAGGGAACTCGGATTCTAATCTCTTCTTTGCTTGTGATTTTGTATCACCCATCAATTCAGCTAAAGCCTCTCTTCTTTCAACCATAGATGTTTTTACAGAAAACAACTGCATGATATCTAATCCTTCAAATAAACCTTCAAATATATCAGGATTTTTAATCTCCATTGGAAAAATCGAATTCTTTTTCATATTCTTAAATTTTAAATTGCATTATTATATATTTCAGGTAGTACAAAATCTTCTTCACAATCTATTTCGTAACACTTAATTCTTTCTTTAGACTTGATCTTTATACATTTTTCTTTTTCAAAAACTTCCATCACTTTCTTTAACTCTCTTTTTCTAGGGATATCGAGTGTATACGTCATTGAATAAGGATGTTTTCTGAAAAACTTTTCGCTTTGCATCGCTCTTCTAAAACATCTCTTTCCAAATAAGCGTTTAAACTTGTTTATTACATTAACAACTTCAGCTCTTGTCAATCCAAACTTTTCAGCTATACTATCGATTTTTTGGTAGAAAATACTCTTGATTTTTAACAACATTTCATTCTCTGAACATCTACAATCATAAACACCTCTTACAGCATCGACATAATTGAATATCATTTGATCTAAAATCGTCCAAGTAACCTTGCTTCCGTCTTGTAAATAGAAGGTTTTTTTCATGTATAGAGGAATTCTTGTGTAAAAATATGCATTATGAATATTATCCATTCGTTTATTGATAATAATATATTCTTTCTCCTTATTGTAAGAGAAATATCCTTTCAGTTTAAGTCTTAAAAGAGATCTTCTAATAACTTCCTGACTATAATTAAGATTGGAGCTTATATATTCGATTAATTGAGTCTCACTTGAAACGAGAATATATTTTTTATTTTTAACTATCAAACCTTTTTCAGTTCGAGTAAACATTGCTATTTTGGTTAATTCTGCAAAGACAAATTTGTCTTTATATGATATATTTATTGTTTTCATTTTATCCTTTCTTTTAAATTTGATGTAAAGATAGACTTTATCTCTTTCAATTGCAAAAATAAAAAAAAGAAAGATACGCTTATCTTTCTTTTAAAATTTTAAGAAAAAAATAAATATGAAAAATTTAAACATATCTTATGTCAACAACTATCTTCACAGACCGTTTCTGTTTGACATTGTAAAGATACGACCTTTCTATTAATCTAACGCAAATTAGGGTCTCAACTTTGATTATATTTTTCTTTTCATCTGATTATCAGCATTTTATCGACTTTTGATTATATAATATATTATACATTGTATAATGAGCTTTCTTTCTCTCTTTATATTCCTAATTTTCATAATAACAATAATAATGATATCATTAAACTTCAGTTTAATTACTTACTTAATCAAAAGTCGATAACTGTCTGATTATCAGTATATGTTTTTGATATAAATTTAATGTATTTGGACAACTTGTTTAATCGTATTTTTGTTTATCTTTATGATCGTAATTTAAAATTGATGTATTATGAAAATTATTTACAATTCAAAATTGGCACGACTTTTGTTGCCAAATTTCAAAATGATCCTAATTACGTTTATCTTATTATGTAAAAAGGACAAAAGTTATTATGACGAAGAAGATCTTGAACATGAACGTACTCACGCTTATCAATGGACAACTTTGTGTCTATCTAGTTTGATTATGTTCTATATTTTAGGATTGATATTTGACAATTATTGGCTGATATTGATCTCACCTTTTACTTTTTATATTTGGTACCTAATCGATTGGTTCTTTAGATTTGTTTACAGGTTCGTTAAAAATCCTCCTTCTTTTAAATTGGGGTTTAAGAACTACTTTAAAGCTGTAGGTGAGATAAATCACGAAGCATATCGTGCAATCGTATTTGAAAAAGAGGCTTATGCAGTTGAAAAAGGGATGACGTCTTACGCATTATTTTCATTCCTTCTTTATTATTGATAACCCTTTATTAGATTTGTATAAAAATAAAAACTATCTTTAACATGTTTTATCAACAACGGGTTAATGGATAATTTTCTTTACGTGTGATTAAGTATTTGCCATAGAAGGCCGATAACTTGTGAAAGCTGTCGGCCTCTTTATTTACACTTATTTTAAGTCTGAATTATAAACGAAACATATTTCAACTGTATTACCCATAACAGAAAATACCATAACACAAGGATATTCTAAAGGTCGATTAAATTCACCATTAACGTCTGTTATTCCGTAAGTTTTCCAAATATCCTTTTGAATATCAAAGTCTTTAGGATCGTTCAATGAGATCTTAGTCATAATTCGCTAATTTTTAGCTCTGCATATTTTTCCATTGCTCTGATAATAGCTTGGAATGTTTCTTCATAAAGTTCTACTTTATGGTCAGGAAGTTCCTTTAATTCATTTTTAAGAATCTCTTCAGCATCGTAATTCATAATTATTCGTTTTTAAAATTTTCACTATTTCCTAAACAATGTAACATAATCGCTGTAACAAAAGGTGTAAAGCAGATTGTAGCAAAAGTCCAAAAGAATTGACTTCTTTGTAATCTCCCAGCATATTTAACACACATACCACAAAACGTTACATAAATTACGCCATATATAAGCGAAGTAAAATAAGATATTAAAAGTACTGTTTCTTCCATAATTATTCAGTTCTATACATTGACAATAATTCTATCTCTAATTCTCTCGATCCTGTCATTTTAGCCAATTCTTTTAAAGCGTGTCTATAATGACAGGATGTACTAGTTAATGAATCGTTATGATAATCCTTATTCCATTCAGTTGTTTCATAAGGAATGTTCACAATAGTATCTTCAGTATTAGAAGGAGTCTCTTTATAACAACTCACTTTCGGTCGCCACTGACATAAGAAATTATCTACTTGTAACATGATTTATTCATTAAAATAGTCGGTCAATAAATTAGCTAACTTCTTAGACTCTTGATTTTGAACAAATACTCTTGTAATAGAAACATCTCCTTCATCATCTACACAATAACTAATTGACGCTGAACTATTTTCAACAGTTGACGAAATTTCTTGTCCGTAAGATTGAGAAGTAATTTCTTTTTGAATTTCTATTGCTAAAGCAACGATATCTACGCATTGTTCACATGATAACGTCATAATTACATTCCTCCGTAAATTACTTCAGGGTTACACAATGTACAAAGAATACTGCATATTGCAAATACAATTGATCCAAAGATCAAATAGTTTATCACTTTTCTTTCTGTTGCCGTCATACTTGTTGATTTTTAATTAAACATTTATATGCTTCATTAGCACTATTATAAACTCTAGTCCACTTCTTAGATAGGATCATCAATTTTCCATTGAATAGATAAGTCACCTTATAACCCATCTTTTCAAGTCTTTTAACAACATCATCTTTTCTCATAATACTGATAATTAATATAATTAGTTATTTTTGGTTTTTCCACATCTTATAATCGGTTGTAGATTCAAAACACATAAAACCACCATACACCTTAGCTACATTAGACGGAGTGAAAGGACATTCTTTAATTGCTTTATATCTCGTTTCTACTTGTGCAAAATACGTCTTCATAATACTATAAATTTATATGTTAAACTTCGTTTTATTGAAGATTCGGTCTATCAACGACCGAATCTATTGAAATCATTTAATACTGTTAAATACTCATCGTTTTCGAATGACCAACCGTTATAGAGATCATTCATAAATGATTTAATCATTCTCTTGATAACACCTTGTACACGATTAACTTTTGTAGCTATTTTAAGATATTTGTCTACTGCATCGAAATTATAAGTTCCGTCATTTTTGACAGTTTTAAGTTCCCATGAACTTCTTTCTTCCTTCAATTCACTCAAATTACGGATCTTACTGATTATCTCATTTCTTCTTGTTGTTAAATTTTTTGTTGCCATATCTTCTGTTGTTTTAATCGTTAATACTCTTGTTCCTTTTGGATGCCTAAAGATACACCTATTAATAAAACGGACCAACAGATACTAAAAGTTTATCTCTCATTTTAATATTTATTAAGAAAGCCGATCTATTCATCACGAACAAACCGGCTCAAACAACAATTTAAATATTATTATAATAATAAAGGAAATTACTTAGTTTGTAATGGATCCATTAATGCAACAATATCGATATCATCAAGAAGTTCGATAAGACGTTGCCAAGGTAGGATCATAGCAGGACAATCGTAAATAACTTGTCCTTTATCAACTAAAAAAGCTGCTGACGAGAGATCATCTAATCTTACATCACTAACAGGAACTGCTGATTCGTTATCAATTCTTTCTATCAATTTTTTAAGACCTATACTAGAAATATTGAGACCTGGAAATAAAACAAGAACATCTTTAGCAGGAAAC